AGATAGTGCTACAATAGGAACTGACGATACATTGATTTTTGGTGCTGGTAATGATTTAAGAATTGCACATAATGGAACAGATTCAGTTATAAGAAACTTTACAGGAAATTTATTTATTGACCAAGAAGTAGATGATGGAGATATTATATTTAGAAGTGATGATGGTGCTGGTTCTAAGGTAGAATATTTTAAACTTGATGGTAGTTTAGTAAACGGAACTTCAACTTTAGGTGCTTTAAATTTTCCTGATAAATCAAAAATATTTATGGGTACTGGAAGTGATTTAAGAATTTATCATAATGGTACTGATTCTGTATTTGAAAATGTAAATGGTGATTTATTTATACAAAATTATGCTGACGACAAAGACATAGTATTTCAAACAGATGATGGCTCAGGTGGAACAGAAACTTATTTCTTTTTAGATGGCAGCACAGGTAGAACTATATTCCCTGATAACAAAGAATTAAGATTTGGTACAGGTAGTGATATGAATTTATATCACGATTCTACAGATTCTTATGTTGTTAATAACACAGGAAACTTAAACATTGTTAATAATGCTAATGATAAGGACATAATATTTAAAAATGATGATGGGTCAGGTGGAACTAATGAATATTTTAGACTTGATGGTGATAACGTTAATGTATCGGTCAGTAAAAATTTTAGTTTTAGTGATAGTGTAAAAGCAAGTTTCGGAAATTCTGGAGACCTACAAATATACCACGATGGGTCAAACAGTTATATTCAAGATGCAGGTACAGGAAGTTTAATTATTGAGGGTACTACATCAACACAAATCAAAGGTAGTAGTTTTGTTATTTTAAGGTCTTTAGCAGGAGAAAATATGCTTATTGCTAATGCAGATGGAAGTGTTGATTTATACCATAACGCAGTTAAAAAATTAGAAACTACAAGTGCAGGAATTACAGTTACAGGAGATATTACATTTGGCGATAGTCATTTCATTGGAGATGATGGTAACGACAATTTATTACTACAAGGTTCAAGTGGTGAGAGTGTAATCGTAAACTCACAAGTTGCTATTAATTTAAGAACAAACAATGGTAGTGATGCTTTGACTTTAGATAGTTCACAGAATGCAACTTTCTTAGGAAATGTTGATATAGACGGATATATACAAGTAGATGGTGCAATAAAAGATTCAAGCGGAGATACAGGTACAAGTGGACAAGTTTTAAGCTCTACAGGTAGTGGTACTAATTGGGTTAATAATACTACAGGAACAGTAGATGGTAGCGGTACAGCTAACGATATAGTAATGTGGTCTGATAGTGATACACTTACAGACGCACCTATTGCTATATCTAGTAACGATGCAACTTTTGCAGGTACAATAAAACAAACTGGAAAAACATTAACTATTGAGGCAAATGACCCTGAAATTATTTTAAAAGACACAGATGAGGGTACAGATGATAAAGTATTTAGAATTATAAATGTATCAGAAGAATTAAGGTTTACAGCAAGAACTGACAATAATGATGCTAATGCAGATGGTGGGGATGTTTTAAAAATTACAAGGTCAGGAAATTCAACTTTTGCAGGAGATGTTACAATACAGGGTGGTATTATTCCACAATATTATAATGTAAATATTGATAGTTCAGGTGGAACTAGCAGCAATAGTAATGTATATCTATTAGGTAGATTGACATTATCATCGTCAAATGGTTGTATTATAAAAGTTTTAGGAACAACTAGTTTTAGTGCAGGTGCTAATACATCAGGTGTTACTTACATTCATATTAGAGGTAACAATGCGAGTACGACACTTGATGGACATTTTTACGGATTTAACAATGATAGCTCTCGTAATACTATAGAGCAGGTTAGATATGTAAATATATCATCTAATGTATTTGATATTTATATAAAATATGATGGTAATTTTGCAGGTTTAGATACAATAGTAGAAACAGGCGGAATTTTTGTTCCTAACTTGACTGATGAAGGCTCTACAAGTTTTCCGACAAGCGTAGCATTAACAAGTAAATTTGCTGCCACAACAGAAGGCGTACAAAGATTTTCTATTAATAACTCAGGTAACACAACTTTTACAGGAGATGTTAATTTAGGAGATGACAAAAAATTAAACTTCGGTGCTGTTCCTGATTTTGAAATATTTCATAATAGCACTTCAAATGTTAATACTATTGCATCACTTTTAGACAGACAGTTGGCACTTAGAGCAAACACTATGTTTTTTACAGACCAAGCTGCGACAACTGCATTTATGTCAATACAAGATTCAGGCAAAGTATCAGTTGGTAACCCCGCAGGAACGAAAAAAGAATTTAATGTAAAAAATTCAGGAAGTAATGGTGGTTTAAGAATAGAGCATAGTGGCTCAGCTAATACAGTTGCTTTTTTAGGGCAAGGTGGTAGTGGTGATGAAGGTGTTTTATTTTTACAAGATAGTGGTGCAGATACAGTTAAAATTGCAGGAGAAACAGGTGTAGATAGTTTTTTAAACTCAGGCAATTTAGGAATCGGGGTAACTTCGCCTTCTAGAAAATTACACATTAACGCTGGAACAGATAATGAAGTTGTTAGAATAGAATCATCAGACACAGAAGTTGCAGTAGAATTAAAAGATTCAACTGGCACAGCTACTATAAGAAGTAGAGGTGATTTCAGATTTGATGGTTCTTCTGGAGAAATTATGAGAATGGAGTCTGGTGGGAGTGTAGGTATCGGAAATACTTCTCCTGCTGAAAAACTTGAAGTATCTGGTAGTATCAAAGTTGGTAATATGAAACTTGAGCCGACTAATGGCGGTAGAATTGGGTTTAACAGAAATACAGCAAATGGCGCAATATATGATTCTAATTATGCTGCCTTTCAAATAAACGGTGCTTCTAGTGGTAATGATTTTTTAGAAATACAAAATTATAATTCATCAGGTGGTTTCTTAGGAAGCGTAGCTTTAAAAGATGGTAAATTTGGAGTAGGAACAAATTCGCCAAATGAAAAACTTACGATATCTGGAAATGTAAATATTACAGGAACAGGCGGTTATTTAAGATGGAACTCTGGAGATATGGCTATAGTAAATGCAGGTAGTTTTGCTATGGCTTTCCAAACTTATACAGGTGCTGCATTAACAGAAAAAATGCGACTGGATAGTTCAGGCAATTTAGGCATTGGAACTAATAATCCGCAAGAAAATTTACACATTAAGGACCCTTCTGATGGCATACCAGTTTTTAGATTAGAAGGTGGTTCAAGAACATACCAACAGTTTGTTAGCGGTAATGATTTTTTTATAAGAGATGTTACGGCAAGCTCTAATAGAATTGTTTTAGATAATAACGGGCGAGTAGGAATTGGAAATACATCGCCAGGTTTAAAATTAGATGTTACTGGTGACATTAGAGCATCAGCAGATGTGATAGCTTTTTCAGATAGAAAACTAAAGAAAAACATTAAGACATTAGATGGTAAAAAGGTTTACGATATGCGAGGTGTTAGCTTTACTAGAATTGATACTAATAAAGAAAGTAGCGGTGTTATAGCTCAAGAGATACAAAAAATAGCGCCTGAACTTGTAAATGAAACAGGCGATACATTAGGCGTTGCTTATGGCAACTTAACAGGTTACTTAATAGAAGCAATCAAAGATTTAAAACAAGAGATAGAAGAACTTAAAAAACAAATTAAATAATGGCAGTACCTACAAGTGGAACAATAGAAATGTTAAAACTAGCAAGAGAGAGAAAAGGCAATGGCTATACTTCCAATGCAACAATAACAAGTCCTATACATTTATCAGATTTGTCTAGATTAACTGGTGGTAATACAAGTGGGTCAGGTAACAGCTACCCAGCTATAAATACACTAAACCCAAGCGATAGTAAACCTGACGGTGCAAATCCATTACAAATAAGTGAATTTAGAGGTTATGAACAAAATGTTACACTCACAGCTTTTGATTTTGTATATAGTAATTCAACATCAAATGATGCTTGTTTAGCAGCTTTTCCTCTTGGCCCTTATTATCACAACGACACAAACAACTTGTTCCCTGACGATTTAACTGGAGTTTATACAGCTTTCAAGAACACATCAGGCAGTTTAGTTGCAGAGGTTGGTTTTTATCAAATATTTACAAGTGGTGGTAGCACATCAGGTAAATTTATACAGGTAGGCAGTAATGGTTCAATAATAGGTGGCGGTAATTGTTAAAAAATAATTAATTAATAAATAAATAAAATGGCAAATAAAATAAATTACGAATGGCAAATAAATGCTCTTGATGCAAAAATCAAAGAGGACGAACACGACAATGTAATATATAACGTGCATTGGGGTTATAACGCCAATAAGGGTGATTATAATGCAAATATGATAGGTACTTATGGTGTTGTATATGACAAAGATAATTTTATTAAATATGATGAATTACAAAAGTCTGATGTCATTGAATGGTTAGAAGCTGGTTTGGATGTTGACTCCATGCAAACCAATTTATCAGGTCAAATTGATGTATTGGAAAATCCAACAGACATAGTTTTAAGACCATCTTGGTAAAATGAATATTGATTACAATTGCGAAATAACTAAGGTCAACTACGTACTTGTTGAAGACCAATTATATTATGTCATTAAAAATATAGAATATAATTATATTGGTACGGAAAAGACAACACAAACAAAGTTTGAGATTCCAGGCAATGTAGATTTGCTAAAACCAAATCCAAAAAGTTTTATAACAAAAGAAGATGTAAAAAAACAGGATTACATTGATTGGATGGTTGCAGCTGGTTTGTCATTTGATTATCTAAACGAAATAATTAAATACGAAATTTATCGTATTGTTGCAAATAATTAGTATTTTTAAAAAAATTTTTATTATGCAATTAAACGAAAAACAAGTAAACCAAATTGTTTCATTATTGAATGAATTACCAATAAAACAAATGCCAATAGCTGAAGCAATTGTAAAAATTATGTCGCCAAATCAGGATGCAAAAACTGAAGAAACTAAAGACGAAAAGCCAGAGTCAAAAAAAAAATAGCTAAATATTAATTTCGTATATTTGATTATTAATTTATAATTTATAAGGAATGGCTACGACATCAATTTTTAACGGCTCAATTTTAGTTTTAAAGTATGACGGTGGTATAATCGGTCACACAACTTCATGTTCAATAAGTTTGTCAACGGACACTCCAGAGGCTACTTCAAAAGACTCATCAGGGTTCACAGAATACATACCTGGCGTGATGTCTGGGGAAATAAGTTTTGAGGGTTTAATTAAATATTCAGATTCAACAAGTGTAATCACATTGACAGACGCTTTACTTGCTAGAAATACTGTGACAGCAATTTTTGGTACTACTGTGTCTGGAGACGCTGTTTATTCTGCGAGCTGTATTGTCAGTTCAATTGAACATTCAGCAGAGATGGAATCACCTGCAACATTTTCAGGTACTTTAACATTGACTGGTGCGATTACTAAATCGACAAATGCTTAATGAATAAAACTCTTAATGACTAAAAATAATAAACGAGGTTACGTTGATATAAATATTGGCGGCAAAACACGTACTTTACATTTTAGCATGAATTTTTGGGCATCATTCTGTGATGAGCTTGGTGTTTCAATCGAACAAATAGGCGAGTTGTTTCAAGCAGGTTTTTCTGTATCACAGTTAAGAGCTTTAATTTATTCTGGTATGTTAGCTTATGACAGCGAAAATGGTAATCCTGTAGATTATAATATTTATAAAGTTGGCATGTGGTTAGACGATTTGCCAGCTGATGAAATAGTCAAAGTAGTAAACACAATGACACAATCAAAAATTTTAGGAACAAGCCTTGATAATGAATTGCGTCAACCCGAAAAAAAAAACAATCCAAATCCAGCAACGAGAAAATAAATTTTGACTCACTGATGGATTATTTCATTGGCAGAGTTGGAATATCACCCGCAATGTTTTGGGTTAATACCTGGGCTGAAAACGCCCTGATGGCTGAGGCTTTTCACACAAAAGAAAACAAAGAATGGGAGCGTACAAGATTAATCTGCTCCATGGTCCATAATGTTAATTGTACTAAAAAAAGCCAAATGATAAAACCACAGGATATTGTGGCTTTGCCTATTGACCAATTAAAGAAAAGAAAATCATTAGAACCAAAAGGCGATTTAGAGATGTTAAAAAGAATTGAGGAAAAATTTAAAAATGCAAAATGGGTTCCAATAGACAAACTTTAATTTCGTAAATTTACATAAATTCATATCATGGCTGAAAATAATTTACGGGTCAATATATTAGCTAATATCAAAGGTTTTGAGCAGCAAATGATGAAAGCTCAGAGCCGTTTGAAAAGCTTTGGTGAGTCAACAGCTAGAGTTGGTAAAAGCTTATCTATAGGCCTTACAGCTCCAATCACGATTGCAGGAACAGTGGCTGTAAATCAAGCTGTAAGGTTTGAAAAGTTAAGGACCACTTTGAATGTATTGACTGGTTCAGCTGATGAAGGTGCTAAAGCTTTTGAAAGGCTTGTTCAATTTTCAGCAACAACACCTTTTCAATTACCAGATTTAGTAGCTGTCAATAATACTTTGATGGGATTTGGATTAAGCGCTAATGATGCTTTTGTAAACTTACAAAGGTTAGGTGACATTGCTGGTATCACTGGCGGTGATTTAAACAACATTGCTATTGCTTTTGGACAAGCGGCAGCTGAGGGCCGTGTAATGACTAGAGACCTTAGGC